CAAGAATGGAGATTTTCGCGATTGTGTGCTGGTCAACTTGCACTCAAGAATGTGCACTCCACATAGGGATTTGGTTCGCCATTTTGTTAAAACTTCAGATCAAGGTATGCTTAAAGGAATCTTTAGTGGTGCTATGGCAACCTTCCATGTGAATAATATGGGTCTCTACCGTGTTTACAATTGGTTGAATGCTGTGCGACCATGCGACAAGAAGATTGAAATTTTTCACCCCGAGGATGGTTTTGAGTATCCTGAAGAATCGTATATTCAGCGCGATTGTTACGAGTATAATGCTCCGACACGCACAGGTGATTGCGGTTCTTTAGTCGGTTTGTATAACAAATATTTGGAACGTAAAATAATTGGTATGCATATTGCCGGTAACGATGCTGAAGAACATGGCTATGCATGTCCCTTGACTCAAGAATGTATTGAAGAAGCATGTTCGGAATTGATTAAGCGAAACAAGAAGAATATTTCTTCTCAGTTCTACTATGAAATTCCTGGATGTGTCAATCCTCTTGAAGAAAGTGATGTGCCAGAAGGAAAATTTTGCGCTCTAGGGAAATCTTCAATTAGAGTCGGACAAGCAGTGAATTCATCCATTATTCGTTCTAAAATATATGGAAAATTATCTGCTCCTATAATGAAACCAGCGCTATTGAAGCCCACGATTCTGAATGGTAAGGTACATAATCCTCTACTGTCGGGACTTAAAAAGTGTGGTGTTGATACTGCTGTGTTGGGTGATGACGAAGTTCTGAGCGCAGCCCGGGATGTTTGCCGTGTGATGTTGAATCAGTATAGTAGGAACCTGGATAAGAGTAAATATCAGCGTATTTTATCTTATGAAGAGGCCATTCGTGGAACACAAGATGACGAATTTATGTGTGCTGTGAATCGTACTACCTCACCGGGTTTTCCATATGCTCAGATGAAGCGAAGTGCACCCGGTAAACAACATTGGATGGGCTCCAACGAAAATTTCGATTTCACTAGTGCGAATGCCTTGGCTTTGCGACGAGATGTGGAAGATTTGATTGAAGATTGCGCGAATGGCCGAATCTCCAATGTTGTGTTCGTTGACACACTGAAGGACGAACGTCGCGACATTGCTAAAGTTGATGTTGGTAAAACTCGCGTTTTCTCTGCTGGCCCGCAACATTTTGTTGTCGCGTTCCGTCAATATTTTCTTCCTTTTGCTGCGTGGTTGATGCACAATCGCATTGACAATGAAATAGCCGTTGGAACCAATGTCTATTCTCCAGATTGGGAAAGGATAGCAAAACGAATGAAGACGAAAGGTTGTCATGTGATTGCTGGTGACTTTGGAAACTTTGATGGTTCTTTAGTTGCACAAATTTTGTGGGCGATCTTTTGGGAAATATTTGTAACATGGCTCTCTCAGTTCATTGATTTTGAAACCCCAGCTGGAGAAAGGACTATTCGCGTTTGTTTAGGCCTATGGTCACATTTAGTACACTCTGTGCACATTTATGACGATAATGTTTATATGTGGACGCACTCTCAGCCATCTGGTAATCCATTCACTGTTATAATCAATTGCTTGTACAATTCTACCATTATGCGTTTGTCTTGGATTCGTGTTATGGAGAAGTTTCAACCACGCCTACGCTCTATGAAATGGTTCAATGAGTATGTTGCTCTGATAACTTATGGAGATGACAATGTTTTAAACATTGATGCCAAGGTTGTGCAATGGTATAATCAGGTAACTATAAGTGAAGTCATGGCGGAGATGAAACATGAATATACAGATGAGGCTAAGACTGGCGAAATCGTTAAAACCCGGAAATTGGAAGACATTTTCTTTCTTAAGCGGAAATTTAGATTCTGCCCAGAATTGGTACGTACTGTTGCTCCGCTCAAGATTGAAGTGATTTACGAGATGTTAAACTGGACCCGGAAATGTGCTGACCCAAATGTTATATTGATGACAAATATCGAGACGGCTTTTCGAGAGATCGTTCTTCATGGACGTGAAGAATATGATAAATTGCGCAAGGCAATTACAGGTTTGAAGGTACCTGGGGATTTGCCCGAAAATCCCTTAATTCTTCCATACGAGGATTATTTGCATGATGTTAAGCATCTTGCAGATCCTATGTATGATTTTTGACTAAGATGTGATCTTGTGTTGTTATACAAATGCGAGAGGTTAATAAAAACAACATATTGCTATCTTAGAATATGGGTGGGCTATTTAGTCTTACTTACCCAGGATGCCCAGCAGCGTTCCTGTATTATCCAGGGTACCCTCTCTGCTTTCTATATGTTTAGGTTGACAATAGAATTAAGCAAAAGACCTGCTAACTTTCAAACAAACAATAACAATGTCGAAGATGAAGATCGCAAGATCACTTCTGAGCAAAAGGAGATTGTACACTTTTCTAGTGAAGGAGTTACCCCTAGTACCACTGCGGTGCCTGATATCGTTAACCTTTCAACAGATTATTTGTCTATGACCACACGTGAGGAGAGAATTCATACTATTAAAGATTTCCTTTCTCGCCCTATTATTATACAGACTGGCTTATGGAATTCTACTGGAACATCATCTACCGCTGGTTCCCAACTATACACTGCTAATTTTCCCGAAGTTCTAATTTCAAATGCCATGTATCAAGAGAAATTGCGGGGTTTTGTTGGCTTAAGAGCTACACTTGTTGTTAAGGTGCAAGTAAATTCCCAACCATTCCAGCAAGGTAGATTGATGTTACAATACTATCCTTATGCTCAATATATGCCGAACCGAGTTTCTCTTGTTAATTCAACACTCCAAGGTCGCTCAGGTTGTCCACGCACAGATTTGGATTTAAGTGTAGGTACTGAAGTTGAAATGCGTATACCATATGTTTCTCCTCACGTTTACTATAATCTTATTACTGGACAGGGTTCTTTTGGTGCGATATATTTGGTTGTATATAGCCAGTTAAGGGATCAAATTTCTGGTACAGGGTCTGTAGAATACACAGTCTGGGCTCATTTGGAAGATGTTGACGTTCAGTATCCTACTGGAGCTAACGTTTTCACTGGTAGTGCTCCTAATTTTGCAAACCTCGGACAGAAGATGATTGAGGGCAATTTTAGTGAGGCAGATTTACGTGAAACTTGGAAAACTAAATCTTTCCTGAAGAGTCCCGATAAAATTTTTGCACAAGTAGCCTCCGAGATAAAAGAACTTAAAGAAAATGGTACCGTTAGTGCCGGGATTGGTCAAATTTCAGAAGGTCTAAATACTATGTCAAAGATTTCTGTTTTGGGCAATGTGTTTACGCGACCGGCATGGATTTCAGCTCAAGCTTCAAATATTTTTAAGATGCTAGGTTTCTCTAAACCCACTATACAGGGTTTGCCATGTGAATCTAAACTTCGAGGGCAGACTCGCATGACAAACTATGATGGTGTGGATACTTCACACAAAATGGCTCTCTCTGTACAGAATGAGATAGAAACTAAGTCTGGTCTTGCAGGTACTTCTGCAGATGAGATGGATCTTTCACACGTCCTGTCCATTCCTAATTTCTGGGACAGATTTACGTGGTCTACGTCTAACACAACAGGTACCAGTCTTTGGGATAATTATGTAACACCGATGAAAATCAAACCTTATTCTACTGAGATTAAAAATAGGTTTGTTACTACACATATGGGTTATGTTGCTAATACTCATGGATATTGGCGAGGTTCTATAGTTTACACTTTTAAATTTGTTAAGACGCAGTTTCATTCCGGTCGCTTGCGAATTAGTTTCATTCCCTTTTATTATAACACCACAATTTCAACAGGTGTTCCCGATGTC